GACCACGCTGCCGCGCGACATCGAGCGCGGCGTGCTGGCGCTGATCAAGCGCAGCTATTTCTCGGCGAGCCGCGATCCGATGGCCAAGGCCGAGGAGGTCGAGGGTATCGGCCGCACTGAGTACTGGGTCGGCAGCGTGCCCGGCGCCGATGGCCTGCCGGCCGAGACGGTGGCCCTGCTCGCGCCCTATCGCGACGAGTCCGTATAACTCACGCCCGGTCCAACACGGCCCGCAACCCCGAAAAGGGCTAGGGACAAAAGCGTGTTGGGTAAAACCGGGCACCAATCTGGCGGCCTCGCTCTCGCGGGGCCGTTTGCGTTTGTGGAGTTGCGTAAATGAAGACCGGCATCCAATCATTGGGTGACTTCACAGTAACAACTGCAGCGACCTATGTCGGCGATTGGGTCACCGGGTTTCAGGGATTGCTTGCGGTCTGTGCGCAATTGCGACTGGCCTACGGCTCCGGCGGCACCTCGATCAAGGCTTACCTGCAGACATCGCTCGACCAGGAAACCACACCGATCGACATTGCCTGCGTGGTGTTCGGCACCGCCAGCGAGGTCACGGCGCTCAACTTCTCGGCCCTTACGCCGAAGCTGACGCAGGTGACACCGACCGATGGCGCACTCGCCGACGACACCGCGCTCGACGGCATCCTCGGTGACCGCTTCCGGCTCAAGCTTGTAACGACCGGCACGTATGCCGGCTCCACCGTGCTGAGTGCGAGGGTCAACCCGCGGTGACGGAATCGGATGAGATTGACCTCAAGATCGAGATAGATCCCCAGCGGGAGATCATAACGATCGGCGGCATTCGCTATGCGTTCGCGCTATTCTCGGCGCTCGCGTTTGCACCAATGGGCTCCGAGTTTCAGATTATCCAACGCGCTGACGGCGTGGTGACACTGCATCAGAAGTTCGTGCGATGACACCGGAAGCCGCGATTGCCATGCTCAACCGCCAGCTTGCCGCGCACGGGCAAGACATCCGGTTGACGCGGAACACGCTCGGCCCCGGTGGCGTGCTGATCCCTTTCAGCGTCGAGTGCCGCGCCTTCGTGCGCAGCTACAAAGCCGATGAACTCGTGGGCGGGATTATCCAGGGTGACACGCTCGTCGTCCTGGCGCCGACCGAGATCGAAGCGCAGGGCTGGCCGGGGGCCGAAGTTACACCGACCAACCAGGATCGGCGCGTCCCACGCAAGGACGACAAGTGCGTCATCGCCGGCAAGAGCCGTAACGTCGAGGCCGGCACGCCGTTCTACTTGAACGGCGAGCTGGTCCGCATCGAGCTGCAGGTCAGAGGCTAGGCGTTGTCACTCACTCTCAAGCGCCTGCCGGGCATTCCCCACGCGTTGGCGCGCCCGGTGCAGGTTGGCGTTGGCGTTCTGGATCGCTAGTGCAACGTAGGTCGCCACCTCGGCGAAGTGGCTCTCGGCGGCGTCGAGGTCGTCCTCGGCAAGCTTCAACTCCCGCTTGATCGCTTCGTGTTTGGTCATACCAACAAACAGTAACAGAACGAGTGTCGGATGACGACCGCGAAGCAGGCCCGCAACGCGGTCAAGTCACGGCTGACCGATCCCTCGATTACCATCCCGCTCTATTACTCGAACGAGCACGTCGAGCTGCCGGACGAGCCGACCGCGTTCGCCTTCGTGATCTTCGACAATGACGGACCAGGCCGGGCGCCGGCGAGCTTCGGCGACGGCGTCAACGGCAACCGCTGGCGCAACTATGCGCGGGTGGAGGCCTTCGTGTTCGTCCCGCGCGGGGTCGGCGCCGACCTTGCCGACGACCATGCCGAGACAATCTGCGCGCGGCTGCGCAGTTTTCGCGACAACGACATCTCGTGCTTCGGGGCCGCAGTGCGCGAGACCGTGCCCGGCCATGACTTGAAGCCGCCGGGGCTCGACTCCGAAGTCGGGAATTACTGGTGCGCCATCGCCGAGATCGACTTGTTCTTTGATCAGATCGGCTGACCGTCCTGCGCACGACGCCCCACGTCAGCCGAGAAGTCCGCAGGCACGATCTCCACCAGCTTGCGGGTGTCCTCCATATCGCCGCCGTCGAGCGGCGTCCGCTGCCACGGGGGCAGCATTCTGAACCAATACAGCCAATCGAGTAGGCGACCCATTAGAGGCTCCTTCGCCGGTTGTCCCTCTGAAATTCGGCCCGTCGTGAGACGCGCCGTTATGCCCTGACAAACGCGCTTGGGCAACGCGCTCGCGCCGTCGTGAGACGCCGCATTCCCAATAGATGGAGAGCCCGCAATGTCCCTCGCGGAAGGCGTACAAGGCCGCGTCACCTATAAGGCTTATGCGACCGGCGTCATCTCAAGCAATTCGCAGCCGGTGTCGTCGACCGATCCGGGCGCATCAGGCGGCCAGATCCTTCGGCGCACGACCTGCTCGCTCAATCTGGATAAGGACAACTACCGCGCATCGGAAATCAGCCTCGACCGGCAGCACACCGATTTCCGTCATGGCGTCAAGCGCGTCAGCGGCTCGCTAAATGGCGAATTGTCCTGCGGCACCTATTGGGATTTCGTCGAGGCGGTCTGCCGCGGCACTGAGGTGGCGGCGCTCGCCGACAGCAATACCGAGTTCACCAGCGTGGCGGCCGACAATACTACCTCGAAGTTCACCTTCGCCGGCGGCGATCCGGTGGCGGAAGGCTACCGAGTCGGCTTCGTGGTGCGGTTCACCAACCTGTCTGAGGCGCTCAACAACTCGACTAACTTCCTGATCACCGGGTTCTCGGGTGCGTCCAACCGCGACATGGCGGTGAATCCGGCCCCGACCACCATGGGCGCCGACACCACGTTCAACATCGTGTCGGTCGGCAAGTCGGTTGACGTGCCGTCGTCCGGCCATATCAGCCGCAAATTCGGCGTCGAGGTGCATCACACCGACACCGACGTGCATCGGTTCTTCACCGAATGCCGTGTCGGCGGCCTCAATCTGCAACTGCCGGCAACCGGGCTCGCCACCATCGAGATCCCGCTGATGGGCCGCGACATGGAAACCGCCTCGGCCGGCTCCTCGCCGTTCTACACCTCGCCGGCGGCGGCGACCGGCACCGGCCTACTGGCCGCGGTCAACGGCCTGATCCGCGTCGGCGGCGCCAACCTCGGCGTGGTGACCGGCGCCAATATCAGCTTCAACCTCAACCCGAGTTCTGACGCGGTCGTCGGCCAAAACTATGTGCCAGAGATATTTCTAGGCAGGGCGGACGTAACGGGTCAGCTCACGGCACTGTTCGAGGATCTGACACTGGTCAACTACTTCAAGAACGAGACTGAGGTGGAGGTGCTTCTCTACTTGCTCGCCTCTACGTCGGCCACTTCCGACGCCATGACCGTCTACCTGCCGCGCGTGAAGTTCGGCGGTGCGTCGGTCGCGGTTGAAGGCGAGGCCGGGCAGGTGATTACCATGCCATTTCAGGCATTGAAGCTCGCCACCGCCACGCTAGGCAAGCCGGCGACGACCATCCAGTTCGTCGACACCGCCGCCGCATAAATGGCGTCGGCTTCGCTGCAAGCCTTCCGGCGCGTGGTCACGGTTTCGTGGCCCGCGCATATGGAGAAGGGGGCCAAGGAACATCTGCTGCGCGTGGCGCGCAACGGCCACGCCCGCATCATGGCCGATGCCACGCGCGTCGCAGGCTATCCGCCGCAATGGGAGGCCTACGCCAACCGGCCCGGCAACGCCAACCTGGAATCGGTCATCCTGCCGGGGCCGATCGTCTATCGCTATCGCTACTTCAACACGATTGCCGAGGTGGCGCTCACCGCACTGCAGCGGCTCTCGCCGGTGCGATCGGGGCTCTACGCCAAGAGCCACACCATCTACGTCAATGGCGCCCCGGTGGCACGGGCGCCGCGGACCATGACCCAGGAAATCATGATTTCCAATCCCGTGCCGTATGCGCGGAAGTTGGAGATCGGCAAAACCAAGTCCGGGCGGGCCTTCCTAGTGCAGGTGCCAAACCGGATCTATGAGCGGGTCGCGCGTGCTCTGCAGTCGCGCTACCGCAACGTCGCGAACATTACCTTCACCTACGCCCGCATCGCCGGGCATGACAGATGGCCGGCGATCATCATCGGGCCGCCGCGCGCTCGCTGACCGCCCGAAACGTGCCTGCCCAAACCGAAGCCGCCCGTTCGAGGCGGCTTTTTTATTTGTCGGAGGAAACCAGTGTCAGAGTCCAAGTTTTCTGCTTTTGAGATCGAGGTCGACCAGCCTTCCCGCATGCCGCTGCTCGACAAGGTGCGGCAGCCCTATCGAGATGGCGACAAGCAAGCCTACATTGATCTTTATTCAGGCGACTCCGAAATCGCCCGCAAGCACAGGCGGGCCGTGCAACGCAAGCGGCTGGCGATGCGCGGGCGCGGCAAGCTCACCCCCGAGGAGTTGGAAGCAGAGGACAACGATCTCTTGGTGGCACTGACCGCCGGCTGGGATTTGGTCATCACCGACGTTCCATTCTCGCAGGAGGCCGCCCGCGAACTCTATCTCAACAAGAAGATCCCGCACATCCGCGAGCAGGTCGAGGAGTTTGTCTTTGACCGCACAAATTTCTCGAAGGCCTCGTCGGACAACTGATCGAGTGGGCCGAGCACGAGTTTCGTCGTCGGTTCACGATCCTGTCCGATGGGGCCACTCAAGCCGATCATGTGGAATCCGGGCGCGAGCAGATCGCCAAACTGGGCGGCGGCAAGCTGGCCACGCTGGCCGATCTGCGCGGCGAGCCGACACCCGTTAAGCCGCCGCGGCCACCGGATGACCCGGCAGACGACGCCCCCGAATTCCCGCATCCGCTCGGCTATCTCTGGGACATCTTCCGCGAGATTGCCGACGCCGTCCGCTTCGATGACCACGGCGCAGCGCAGGTGACGTGGAGCGAAATCCGCTCCTGGTCGGAGTTGATGCAAACCGCGCTTGAGCCGTGGGAAATCCGCGCGCTCGTGGACGTGGGGCGCGTCGGCCAGACCGTGGCGGCCAAAGCTTACAGCGACCGGCTATCCCGCAAATGAGAACGCATGGCTGATACTCCCGAAGTCGCTGCCTATATTCTGGCCCTCAAGGCCGGATCGAGCGTCCAGGAGATGGAGGCAGCGAAGAAGGCTGTTCTCGGCGTCGTCGACAGCGCCGAAAAGCTGGCGGTAGCCGAGGAGAAGGTCAACCGGCAAAACCGCACCACCGGCGACGAAGTCTCGCGCACCGTCTCGCGGCTCGACAAACGGGTTGCTGCCGAGCGGTCATTGCAGAATGAACTCGCCCGCGTCAACCGCTGGCAGCAGGAAGGCATCGGCACCGACAAAGAGCGGGCGCAGGTCATCGACCTCGCCACCGCGCGCTATCAACGGCAAGTCGCGGCGCTCAACCAACTCGGCACGCACATGGACAAGGCCACCACCTCCGGCGGCCTGATGCGCCACGAGATGATCAACCTGTCCCGGCAGGTGCAGGACATCGGCGTGTCGCTGGCCGGCGGGCAGTCGCCGTTCCGGGTGATGATCGAGCAGGGTACGCAAGTCCTCGACGTGTTTGCATCATCGCGGGCGACGCTGGGCGGGGTTTTCACCCAGATTGCCGCGGGCGCCCGTACGATCATCGGGCCGGTGACATTGGCCGTCGGCGCCATCGCCGCGATCGGCACCGGCGCTATTGCAGCCGCGTTGAGTTGGGGCAGCGCCCGCAGCGAGATCGAGAAGGCACTGCTTGGCATTGGCCGTGCCTCGGGCGCGACCGTGGCCGATATTGAGAACATCGCTAAGTCATCATCCTCGCTGTTCGGGCTGTCGGTTTCGGAGGCGCGTGAGTTCGCCGGGACGCTCGCCGCCACGGGTAGAATTGGCAAGGCCCAGCTCGGCGAGCTGACCGACCTCGGCAAAAACCTCGCAATCGTTTTGGGGACGGACAGCACTAAGGCCGCCGAGATGCTGGGCAAGGCATTGAGCGACCCGGCCAAGGGCGTTGTGGAACTCAACCAACGGCTCGGCGAGTTCGATGCGGCAACCATGCGGCGCGTGCAAAATCTCGCGGCACAGAACCGAATTATGGAGGCTCAAAAAGTTATCACCGAAGGCGTCAAGACGGCGACTGCCGACGCCGGACGGGCGGCTTCCACCTCGACGAACTTCTGGACGGCGCTTGGTAATGCGGTGTCAAATGTTTGGAATAAGTTGGGGGAGTTGGCATCCCGCGGCACTGGCATCGGACTAAAGCTCGGGCTCGATGAGCAGATCGAGAATGCGCGGAAAGAGATCGAGATCCTCGAAGCCGTGATGGCGCGGCGCGGCGGCAATGCGCCTGGGCTGCAAACTGAGGCTCGACTAGAGCGGCAGCGCAAGCTGTTGGACGAATTGACCGAAGCGCAGCAACGAAACAACGACGCGGTCGAACGCATGCAGCGATCGCGTGAGTCGCAGGCACAGCAAGCTTTGGTACGGGATCTATCGCCCGAGATTGCGCAGATGGAGACACTGAGCAACAAGGCTATCGGGCTCGGTCTTATTCTCAAAGAGATTCAGCGAACCGGAGGGGAGAAGTCGCCACTGCTTGAGGCCATGGGGCAGACCATGCAGCAGGTTGCCCTCTCTGCTGCTCGCGCCAACGAAGCCTTTGCTTCGGCATTGTCACCGGCCCAAAAACTCACGGCCGAATTCCAGATACAAGTGGCGTCGATTACCGCCCGCACCGCCGCGGAACGTCAATCCGTTGCCGCGAAGGCGCAATTGTTGGCCCTGGCTGGGCAGGACGTATCCATTGAGGAGAAGCGACTTGCCGTCGAGCGCGCGGTCTATCTGGAAATAGTGAAGCAAGCAGCGGCCCATCGCGACAACATGGCCGCGCTTGAGGATCAACTCCGGGTCGCCTC